CAGCACCACTTTGACCTCCTGGACCTCCTGCGTAAAAATTAATTAAATCAATTTCACCCTGATTACCAGCAGCAATATCTTTAGCAATGTTTTTAACTGGGGTTTTAATAAACCCAGTGTCAAAATCTACTAAGTTATCTGCAGAGAGGGGGAACTTAGAGAGTTCCGGTCGTCTTTTTTGTTCTTGTAAAACTTCTTTTAAACTTTGTTTTACTATTTTATATAAATCTTTTTTCTTCATATTTTTAAAAATCTGATATTAAACCGCCTAAAATAAATTTTCCAGTAATTTTAAATGGTACATTTGTTATATTTTCATCTCTAATTACTACTCCTTCATGATTTTCAACTGAACCCATAGGTGAATCTAATACTTTAAGAACTTCATCTCCTAATTTTTCAGTTGCAAGATAAGTTATAAAACCTTGAATGGCTTTTTCTTTATCTTTTTCATCATCAAACAATCCATCAACGTTTTCTCCGTTAAGAATTGCAAGGTAAACTTGTTTAGAAACGGCTCCTACTTTTTTTCTATTTATAGTAGAACTGTTTTTTTCATAGTCCACATTCATAAATATAAAATCTTCTTCAGGAATGTCATTTAGTGTATTTAACCATTCTCCTAAAGATTTTGTTTGTGTATTTTCACCCGCTTCAACTGTGTATGTTTTTGATAATGCTGCATTAAAGTTTGGTTTTTTAGTCATATTTGTAGGTACAGAACCATATACTTCAAATCCTTTTTTCTTAGCAGTTGGTTCTAAATTATCTAATAGTGATTGAAGATCGTCTTTACTATAAGGTACTTCTGAAGATATCCTTTTAGTTAACATTTTTCTTTTACCTTGTACTTCTTTAGTTTCTATTTTATTTAAACCATGTATTGCTATAAAATTAGAACCATAATCTTGTACATTTGTTTTTCCACTAACATATTCCATATTAAATAATATATTTGGATCATCATATGCTCCTAATTTTTTAAGATCGGCTTCAAGTGAAGGTAAAGCTTCATTAAACATATCTAATACTTCTCCTCCTACTTTAACCATTCCATGTCCATCACCAAATCTATCTAATAAATCATCTTTTGTAATACCTTTTACATCTAATGGTTTTTTAGAACCTCTATCCATTACAAACTGTTTTTCACCATCTAAATCTACTAAACGAATAGAACTATTTACTCCATCTATTTTTACTGATCCTGGGTTTTTATTTAAAGAATCAGCTGCCTTTTTAAAAACATCTAATAATTGTTTACCATTATTTACATCTGGTAAATTAAATGGATGAGCCATATGTCCTGCTGCTCCTCCTTCTGTTAATAATATTTCATTAATAACTTCTTTCCACCAATTTTTAGTAAATATAGCTTCTTTTCTCATACGTTTAGTTTTTCTTTTAGATGCTTCCTTACGTTTTTTAATATATTCAAAAGCAGATTTTAAACGTTTTTTCTTTTGTGGGTCTTTAGTTCTGCCTAAAGCTGCTCTAACTCTTTGGTGTATTAAATTTATAATTTGAGATTTACGAGCATGAGATTTAGCTTTAAATGATTTTTTACTTAAAGTATCTACTATATCTTGTCTAGTTGAAAATTTTACTTTAACTGTATCTGAAGGATCTTCATCAGTATATAATCTTCTTCCTGATCCTTTTGGTTTTTTACCTGTTCCTTTTTTAGGGTCTTTTTCGTTAATAAGTTTATAAGCAGAACCATAAGGAGCTGCTTTACCTTTATGTTTAGCCTGAGATTTAGGATCTATATTTTCTTTTTTAGAACTAAGATTAGTAGTAGTTTTTAAAGTTTTAGCTAAATTTAAAGCTTTAAGGAATTTTTTATTTTTTTCACTTGGGTTTTTCATTTTTTTTATACGTGAAATTGCCTTAGTTATCTTAGATAAAGGAATTTTATCTCCTGCTTTAATTTTTAATCTTTTTCTAACAGTACCTTGTTTTAAATTGCCTTTTTTCTTACCTTTAGCAGCCATTTTTTCATAGGTATCTCCTTCTTTTATATTCTTTTTTGATTTTCTTACTAAACCCCATTTAGGTAATTTTTTGCCTTTATATTCTCCATCCATTTGAAAGTTTCTTACTGTATATTTTTTACCATTTTTATCCTCTAAAGATAATTTATATCTATTTACTCCTTCTCTACTATTTTTAACTACTTTTAATTGTAGTGATTTTTCTAATTTTTTACCTCCTAAAGGAAAGCCCTTAGGTGCTCTTAAAACATCACCTGGAAGTATTTGTCCTTTATAATTTGATAAATCTATTCCTATTTCTTCTAAGTAACCTCTTTTTTTAGCTTGTTTAGGACTATTTGTAAAAGTATCACTTGCTTGATATCTTACTTTTTGTACTTGATCTGCTTTATAGGGAGGATAATTTTCATTCTTTTTAGCTAATTTAGTTGCTGTAGCTAATTTTACTGATTTCCAATCTTTACCATAACGTTTTTTAAATTCTTTATCAGGTAAATCTTTAGCTATTCTTTCTCTATCTTTAAGTTCTCCTTTAGTAAGTTTTCTTTCTCTTAAAGGATATAAGGGTTTATTATCAGCATAAGCTAAATTAAGATTAATTTCATCCCCTACTTTTATATTATTTTTTTTACAATAACCTCCTGGTAATTCTAAAACATTATCTGCCATACCTGAATATTTAGGACAAGGTGTTTGTTTACAAGGAGGACAATTATGGTGGATTTTAGTTATTTTTTCTCCCCTAATAAAGATAATATCTAAAGGAATTTTACATCCTTCCATATGGAAATCTTTTTGAGAAACTTGATCATAAGGAAAAATCATACCTTTTTCCATTTCATTTCTGCCTGACATACCCATAACTTGTTTTTCTGGTGTATCCATTACTTCTAATGGTATAATAATATCATCTATTCTAGCAGCGCTTGTTGAATGGTTTGCAAATTTTTCTTCATATAATTTTCTTGTAAGAGTACCTTTTAAGTAATTAGGTACTTTCATATATTGATTTCCTTGTTTTTTAAGGTCTTTATTTAAACGTTTGAGATTTTTAGTATGTTTTTTCTTTTTAGGTTCTGTCATCATACCTATCATTAATTCACTAACATCTGCTGGGTTTTCTACTTTTAAAAATATATCAGGATATTTATCTTTTAAAGCATTTACTGCTATTCTATTTTCTTCACTATCATCTATGAAATAAATTGTTTGATATCCTTTTTTTATATGATCCTCTATCCAATTAGATTTATCTTGACCTGTTACTTTACCATCTACTTGTAAACCTAAAGGTACTACATAAGCATCTAATCCTAATTCTTCTCTCATATATCTAGTAACAGGATGACCTATAGAACGTGCTGTTAATATAGTTGTTTTTATGTCTGATCTACTTAAGGATTTTTTAAGTTTATTTACTACCCCTGTGTTTATAATAGCATCTCCTATTTGTTTTTCAAAATCTTTAAAGTCATAGGTAATATCTAAATGACCTAATCTTGCTTCTAATTCTTTACTTTTTTCTGGAAATTCAGTAGATGATATTTCTAATTCTTGAAAAAAATCAGGGTCGTTAGGACTTGTAATAATAGTTTTTATATTTGTTTTTACTTGAGCTATAGTATCATCAAAATCATAAACATGTAAAACTTTACCTTTTTCAAATTGAGCATCTTCACTCATATGAGCATGGGGGTTAACTTGTCTTCTATGTATTTGATCTCCTTTTCTTGGTATATCTTTTTTAGAACCATCGGGTAAGCCTGCTTTAAATTCACTACTCCTCATAAATGCTAAATCAGGTTCATTAGGATCATATAAATCTTCTTTTAAATTTGTTACTGTATTCCAAGCTGCTTCTTCGTCTACTCCTAAAGGTAAACCATCAATAAAAGATTCTTTATCATTATCTTTAATAAAAGTACGCATTAAAGTACCTGATACTGGTTTTTCTGATCTTGAAAATTGGTCAGGCACATTAATATATTCTATGTTAATTTTTTTATTAAATTTTTCAGCATAAGAAGGTATTCTTACAAAACGTGGGTCTTTACTGTCTTTTTCTCCTTTTATAAAATAAAGCGTATCTCCATCTTTTGCTTCTAATTCTACAAAATCATAAACATCTCTTACGGGAGATACTCCTGCTTTTCTAATTTCAATAGGATCATTTTGCGTGTATAAATTCCATAATTTGACAGACATATCTTGAGTAATCCCATTTCTTTCTTTTGGACCAACAAACACAATAACTTTGTCTGTTTGTTCAGTAGCTATTTTTGCTGCTTTATAATGTCCAATATGGGGTGGTTTATATCCACCAGGATATAATGCGATGTTTGCCATTGATTAACTATAGTTTATTATAAATATGAACCTCTATGACAAGGCTAACCTCTTTTTCATTAGTGTAGAGGTAGTTAATATTGTTGCTTTGTGTAATAATTTTGTAAATGATTTGAAACCTAATTCGGATGGATCTTTATCACCCATTTCTATAAGATAAACCTTTTTTCCATATGATAAAAAAGTTTCAGCATGTTTAAAAGCATCTTTTAAAGCATCTTCATCTAGGGCTAAATATATTTTTTCAACATTTGATTCTATAATTTTTTTCATTAAAGTAGTAGAAATTTTTTTACCAAATAAAGGAATTGCATTACGTTTTATAGTCATAGCATCAAATGCTCCTTCACATAAAATTATGGGTAAATCCCAATTTATATACATTTCAAACCCAATTATATCCTTAGTACTGGATGCAAGTTTATGTTTAATATATGCGTTTTTATCAAATGATCTACCAACATAATAATTTAAAAAACCATCTTTATCATATGAAGGTATTACAACCATATTTTTCAATTCTCCTTGTTCACAATAATGTAAATCATACTTGACTACGTCTTGAGGTGTGATTCCTCTTTGATTTAAATAATGTAATGCGTGTTTCGACATTATCGCTGAAGAAGACATTATAGGCGTTACTCCTTGAGGTAAATGCAAAGAACCTGATGGTGTTTTGGTAGTAATTTGTTTTTTAAAACTGTATTGGGAATCGATTTCTTTTAAAAGATCGTATGCTTTTGGTGATGCACTTACTGCTTTAAGTAATTTGAGTGCTCTGTGTCCTTTATAACCACAAACCCAACATTGGAATTTTTGTGTTGATAAATTTAAGGTTAATTTTTTCTTATGGTGGTTGCAAGAAGGACAAGTAAATACAGCTTCTTCACCTCCACGGGCTGACTTACTTTTACCTAAAACTGATTCTAATAATTGTTTTAATAAATTTTCTTTCATTTAAAGTCTCTATCGTAAAACTTACCTAATATATTATCATTAAGATATTTATTAGTTTCTAATACCTCTAATACAAATTGCCATTTGCATTCTAAGTATGTAAGTTCTTTTTTATTAAAAGCCACCTGTAGTATTTTTCTTTCTAAATCCTCATTGTTTGCTTCTTTAATAAAAGAATGTGAACCATAATAAGTTTTCCAATCGCTTTCT